GGCAAACGGCTCTGCCAGGCACAAACCATCTCCCCCAGAAGTTCCCCCTGGCGCACTGCGTCCGGGGGTCTTTTGGCTGAGGTGCTTTCCACCTCATGTCCTCTAGCTGTGAACAGCATGCGTTTCAATTCCCGCCGGGCAGATGTCTCCGGCTATCTCGAGTTCGTCTGGATTGAGAAAGATCTCCCCGAGGGCGTCAACCCTCAGGTCATCGCCCTGATCACCGACACCAACGACGGCCGCTTCCACGGCATGTACGGCCTCCAAACCGTGGCCGGCCCCACCGTCTTCGCCGTCAAGGCGGAACTGTTCGCCCTCATCGAGGCCGGCCAATGATCACCGAGCACGCCACCCCCGAGCACTTCGCTCGGTGGGAGTCTCACGCGGCAACCCTGGACTCCTATGCCCTCCGCTACGTCGTGGCGGACTGCCACCAGGCCGCCGCTGGCATGCGGGGCTGGAATCCCGCTCGTGAGGGCTACTACCTCGATCAAGCCGCGACATACGGCATGGAGCTGACCCGTCGCAATCGCGAGCTCCCCACCGGCCTCCGTGTCCGCCTCTGACTCACGCAGGAACTGCGCACGCCATGACCTACGAAATCTTCTGCACCATCACCGACGACCTCGGCAGTCGCTGTAACCCCACCGGCATCTGGGGCTACAGCCGTGCCGATGTCGTGCTGGAACTCGCCGGCCTCACCCGCCGGCACCCAGACGCCACGTTCCACATTGAAGAAGTGTGGCCCGAAGACGCTTTCAACGCTTTCTGACCCGCCATGAAAACCCACTTCCACGAGATCGCTTTCCCTCCTGTCACCGCCGAGCAGCTCGCCTCGGTCGGCATCGACCGCACCGACCTCTACTGGTCGGCCACTTTCCGCTGCTGGCGCTTCTGCGGCGCCACCGCCGCGGCTTCCCCGTACTTCACTACCGGCCAAATCCTCCACGAGCTTGGCCTCACCCCCGACCCCCGCGCCTGATCCATGCTCCTCATCGACGCTTCCACCGGCACCGTCCTCACCGCCGAGACCTGCTATCTCCTCCCCGACGACGCCCTAACCGAGGCCGAATGGGAGGCCCTTAACGACATGTCCGACACCGAGGCCGCCGAGCTTGGCCGCTTGCGCGGCACCCCTGTGCTCCCCCGCTGATGCTCCCCCGGAGCTCTACCCCTTTTGTGGGCGAGCTCCCTGGGCGCCTCGCCCCTTCCCTTCACAAGCTGTGACCAGCATGACCAACCCCAACGGACGGGTCCTCTACGAGGGTCCGTCGATGCTTGATGGCGCGCCCATCGTCGTCATCGCCACCGGCTTCGCCGAGCGCTCCGCCAACGACAAGACCGGCGGCATGCTGCAGACCTGGATCCTCCGGCAGGACATCCCACCGCACCACGCCTTCAAGTCCCCCGAGGGCGCCTCTGTCTGCGGCGACTGCCCGCACCGCCTCAACCGCACCTGCTACGTCCTCTGGTACCAGGCGCCGCTTGCTGTCTGGAACTGCTGGCACCACGGCGCGGGCTACGCCCCGGCCACCCCGGCCGACTTCGACGGCTTCGACCTGCGCCTCGGCTCCGCCGGTGACCCGGCCGCCGTCCCCAGCTGGATCTGGGAGCCGATCCTCCCCCGAGTCCGCAAGCGCACCGGCTATACCCACCAGTGGCGCCGTGCTGTCGGCTCCTGGCTCCGCGGCGTGGTGCAGGCGTCCTGCGACTCCCTGCAAGACCTCGCCGATGCCCGCGCCGCCGGCTGGCGCACTTTCACCGTGCTGCCCCTCGGCGCCCCCGACCCCACCGGCACCGTCCACTGCGCCGCCTCCACCGAGCGCGGTAACAAAACCAACTGCGCCACCTGCGGCCTCTGCGACGGTGCCTCTGCTGACGTCGCGATCTGGGCCCACGGCTCCCGCGCCGCCCACGTTCAACCCGCTACCCCCGCCCCCGCCCGACCCCCCGCCCCCCCCCCACCACACCCCCCTGGATCCGCGCCGAGCACCTAGCCGGCTTCCTGCTCGGCCTAGCCCTCGCCGCTATGGCGGTCGATTACGGCTACCAGCGCCCTAGCAACACCCTTCCGCCTACGCCCATGGCGTACCCCGGCCCATGAGCGACGCTCGCCCTCTCAGTCCCCCAGACCCCGAGCCCGACGCTCCACCCCACCGCGTCTGGCACTTCCTATCTGAGGACCACGAGCACGAACACTGGACCGAGGACGCCACCGAGGCAGAAACCCTCCTCATTGAGTACGCCGCTCGCGCGGCCCCTTACAGCCTCCGCTGTTACCTAGAGGAAGCGCACTAACTGCTGCGCTTCTGCTAGTTTCCTTGCGTTCATCACCACTACCTGCTAGAACTCACCTACATGCGCACAACCCGCTCCTACTCCCCCACCGGCGCCATCGGCCGCCGCCTCACCGCCGCCTACGACCTGCAGCTCCAGTCGCAGCGGATCGTCGCCGAGCTCACCGCCCACCGCCACTGGCTTTGCGAGCGCATGGAGCGCCTCGACCTCGACCGCATCGAGCAGGGCGACCTCGTCGTCACCCGCAAGCTCCGCCACCGCTGGACCTACACACCCGAGACCGAGGCTCTTATGGAGGCTCTCCGCAAAACCCAGCTCCGCGAACAGGCCGAAGGCCTCGCCACTGACAACCCCACCGTCTACGTCGCCCTCACCACTCAGTACCAGTCATGACCAACCTGTCCGCAACCGAGCGCTATCACACCGTCGCCTCCATGGAGCGCCACGGCGGCGGCTTCTGCCGCGCCCTCGCCCAGGCCTGGTACGTCGCCGACCCGCACAACAAGCAGCGCATCGAACATGCGTTCGAGCACATCCTGATCGACTTCGCCCCTGGCTCCCGCCTCCACGAGGGCGCCCAATGAAGCGCCTCGCCCTGTTCGCCGCGCTTGCGCTCTGCGCCCCAGCGCAGGCGCGTGACTACCTCGAAGCCCACCTCATCCACCTAGCCGAATGACTGACCCCTCTTTCAACCTCGCCATGGCCGCCCGTGTCGGCGACTCCTGGTACCAGCACCTCAGCGCCGTCGAAGCCGCCATGGCTGAGCAAGACCGCATCGATGCTGCCCGCTGGCGCGCCGGATGGACCGGCGACGAGGGCGGCTGGTACGCCCCCTGCGGCATGCACGAGTCCGACTGGGAAAACGAGGGCTACCCCCTCCCGGAGGACCCGGCATTCACCGAGTGGGCCGCCGCCTTCTACCACTACGACGCTACGGACGCCGCGTAGCGGCCGCGGCCCGCCGGAGCCGCACCCAATCCGGCAACCACACATTGCGACCCCAACCATGACTACTTGCCTGTTTGAACAGCCCGGTGATTACAAAATCAACTGGGAAGCAACCACGTTTGGCGAACCTAAGCGGCCTGTTGAGCCCGAGGCGCCTGCAACTGACGACGATCTCGTCGTTGTCAAGTACGAGGCCTAACCCCCACGCGGCCCGCTGGAGCCGCACCCAATCCAGCCTTTACCCCACTACCCCACCGCCATGCGCGACTACTCCCCCAACACCGTCACCACCGCCTACGCCGCTGACGGCCGCGGCCCCGCCGTCTACGGCAAATATCGCGAGCACGGCTACGCCGTGAACCCGCTCACCGCCCAGCTCGGCACCTTCGTCCCCGAGCACGCCTCCGCCTCCGAGGCCTTCGCCATCGCCGGCCTCGACTGGACCGCCCAAAAGCAGCCGGTCTTCTACCTCGGCGCTGACGGCCCGGTCATCTCCCCCGACCACTGCGCCATCGTCCGCAACGACAACTACGCCTGCCTCGGCATCCACGGCACCGCCTACACACCGGTGCAAAACACGGCGCTGATCAACCTCCTCGACTACCTCCGCGAGAACATCCACCTCGAGACCGTCCTCTCCATCCGCAACGGCCGCCGCGTCTACGCCACCGCCTCCATCAACACCGAGAGCGAAGTCGTCCCCGGCGACCGCGTCCGCCGCTACCTCCACCTCTTCAACTCCCACGATGGGAGCTCCGGCTTCGGCGTCTTCTTCAGCGACGTCCGCCTCGCCTGCGCCAACCAGCTCGCCTACCTCACCGGCCGCGCCGCCCGCACGGCTACCACCAACGGCACCGGCCTCCGCCGCAAGCACACCAGCAGCGTGACTGCCTTCGCCGCCTCCCTCCCCGAGCTGATCGACATCGAGCGCCGCACCTTCGCCAGCTCCATCGACCAGCTCCGCGATCTCACCCGAGTGCGCCTCACACCCGAGATCGCCCGCCGCGTCCTCGAGGCCACCTACGCCGACCGCCTCGGCACCCCCATCCGCGACAAGTCAACCGGCGACAAGCGCCCCCGCACACTCGCCGACCTCCCCGAGATCGACACCATCCGCAGCCACTACTCCGGCACCACAGGCCTCGGCATCCACGACATCCCCGGCATTTCCGGCACCGCCTACGCCCTCTTCAACGCCATCACCCAACACGCCACCCACGACACCGGCCGCGCCACCGACTCCACCGAGCGCGCCCGCGCCCGCCTTGAAGCTCTCTGGGGTGGCACAGCCGCCAAGCGCATCGAGCGTGCCCGCGAAGCCTGCCTCGCCCTGGTCTGACGCACAACCGGCCGGCCCTGCCGGCCTCCTTACCCTTGCCCTAGAGCGCCCCCGGGCCATGCAGATCCCCGACACCCCTGAAGCGCTGTTCGAGCATCTCAGCGACAGCAACGTCCGCGAGATGTTTGCCAACTACGACGCTCTCCGCCCCCGCCACCGCAAGCTCGTTCACCTGCTCCACACAGAGCTGACCAAGGGCGAGCTCAGCGACGCTGCCTTCATGGACACCATTGCGTTCATCACGCTGCTCTGGCGCTGCTTCAACCGCACCGCCTGCCTACAGATTGAGCAGCTACTCGAGGACAACGACGAGCTCGAGACCCAGTGGATCAACTCCGCCCTCGACTACGCCCGCGTCGCTCAGTTCATCGAAGCCTGCCTCAACCTCTACGACTCCGCCCCCGACCTCACCGAGCTCGACGGCGAGAGCACTTACCACATCCACCGCACCGCCCCCTAATGACATCGCCAGACTGAGGAAGCCGGTCTCCCCCGAGCGCTGAGCGCTACCGGCCCACTCTTTCCCCTCCTTCACGGCCCCGCCGTTGCTTTCGCATGGCTTCACCTGCGTTTGCGCACTACGACCTGTGCAACCCAACCACAGGCACCATCCTCTACCGCACTTATGCGACCACCACCGAAATCCTCGCCGCCAATGCACGCCTCCGAGAACGCGGCATCAGCAGCCGCTACTACCCCGCCGACACATACAACGCGCCTCTACTACACGATCCGCGCTGACGGCGGCTTTCTCACCGCCAGCCACGCCGCTGACGGCCCCCCGATCGTCATCCTTCCCACCCCCGAGAACGCCACGCGCTTCATCGACATCACCGCCGCCAGCCGCCGCGCCTCTGCCCTGCAGCAGCTCGGCTGGCGCGACCTCCGCGTCATCGCGGTCTACTTACCCACCATCCGTCTATGACACGAACTGCACCCACCACCCGCTACATCGAGCTCATCGCCCTAGCCGAGGCCCACTACGCCCGCCAAGGCTTTGTCAAATGGACTGACCTCGCCACCGAGCTCGGCCTCAGCCGCCAGCGCATCCTCCAGCTCATGCAACAGGCTGTTTGCCTCGGCCACCTCACCGAGGACGACCTCGACCGCTATCGCTCCGAGGCCGCCCGCCGCATGGCCGCCCGCACAAACGCAACCCTCCGGCGCGACCTTGAGAAGCTCAAGATCCACCTGGTGCTCACCCCCGACAACCACCAGTGGCTCACCGAGGCCCACGCCGCCGCTCCCCACGGCACCACTACAGGTGACCTGATCAACGCTGCCCTTACCCACTTCCGCACCAACGCCAATGCCTGATAGCCGCTTCTGGAGCACTGTCTCCCGCTACTGCTCCGAGCTCGCCCCCGTGGTCGGCCCCATCTTCAGCGCCGCCTCCGACCTGGCCAGCGCCATCGACCGCGCCTCGCTACCTCCGGCCGCAACACCCAGGCCATCTGAGCTGCCGGTACCCTCTGATCTCGACTGATCAGCGCCCCTTTGCATCCCCACATCGATCCCCTTTCACTACCGGATGACAGCTTCCTCGAGCGTGCCCGCGCCATGTGCGCGACAAAGATCCCCCACTTGAACCGCCAAGCTGCCTCCGCTCACCTACGCCGAGGCAGCTACATCGGCACCCCATACCACTGCCCGATCTGCGGGGACTGGCACACCACGACCTATGACCGTGCCCAATCCAAGCGGTTCTCTCGTCGACTCTCCCGTCTACTTCGTAATTGAATGCGAACACTAAAGCTTTACCAAGCGCGTCTCCAATGCCACACAGTTGGAGTGATGGCATTTGACTTAGAAGATGCTAGGCTCTGCCTGCACGAACTTTACCCCACCGAATCAGTGCTAAGCCTAATCCTCGCCCCCGAGTGGTGCATAGAGCCCGATGACATTACATGACTTTGAGCTGCTAGCAGCTATCTACATAGCTGCCTGCTTTCTTCTACTGTTTATCGCTTCCAAAATCCTTCCATGAAGATCGACCACAAAGAAGAGACACGCCGTGCGCTCTACCTCGATTGGCTTTACGAACAGTCTGGTCGTACCTGTATGACCTACACCGGTCTCTACCGAGAACGGTTGGCCGCCTTGCTTGAGGCTGACATGCAAGCTGCACAAGGTCAAACCCAGAGCTGAGCATCCACCATGAGAAACCAAACTGTTTTCACCATCAGCATCACTGTTGCAAGCCTCGCCGCTCTTGCTTTTGTCCTGTGGGGTCTGCCACAGCTCGGCGTCTACAACCGCACCTTGGCTGGCAAAGCTTCGCTCATGGAGGCGGAGAGCACCCGCCAGGTGAAAGTCCTCGAAGCCAAGGCAAAGAAGGACTCAGCTTCGCTTGAGGCCGAGGCCGAGATTGAGCGCGCCAAAGGCGTTGCAGAAGCAAATCGCATCATCGGTGATTCTCTGAAAGATAATCCGCGCTATTTGCAGTATCTGTACATCGTTGGGCTACAAGAAGGTAGCGAGAAAGGCAACCGCACAATCTACGTGCCCACCGAAGGCGGACTACCTGTTCCGACGCTTGGTATTGCAAAGTGAGTGCACGCTATCTCGTCTACCAAGTTGGCTGCGGTGCATGTTGTGCGCTTTGGAACGACTAGGCCCTTCGCTTCCTACAACTAATGACTGAACATCCGATCACCCCACCGACCAGGCTGCTACAGCAGTGGTTCGACTACGATCCTTTTGACGCCTTCACTATTGCCGCCCGCTGGGGCAGCGATCAGGAACTGGAGGCGTGTGTTAACTATGTGGACAACACCATTAGTGGTAACAAGGCGCGAGCGCTCCGCGCCGCCCGCCGCCCCAAGCCACCGAGCCTGAAGGAGCAGGCGGTATTTGCAGCAGCAGTTTTGCGGTCGCCAGATGAAACCTGCTCTATTGCCGAGATAGAGCAGCACTGGCACACCATCCGCTGCGCTCTTGAATCCCTGCCTGAATAGTCAACATCTTTAATCACCATGACTGACATTGAACGCGACGCTGCCCGCTATCGCTGGATAAAGGCCGCTCCTAGATTATGCATCGAAAGGATGCCTGACTCTCACTTCTGGATTTCTACAGAGACAGGAGAAAAGTATTCAGTGACTCACGAATTGGCGGCATTTAACACAGGCTTCCACGGACTGCCAACGCTTGATGAGTTGGTTGATCAAGCGATGGAGATGTATCCAATCAAAACCCAGTAGTCCGATCAACTAATGACTGACCACCCAATCACCCCGCCGCCGGAGCTGGTGGCGTCACTGCGCAACTCGGCCCCGCATGGCATCGTAACCCGAGAGCTTTGGCTGATCAATCACGCCTACGCCGCTGGCGCTGACCAGGAGCTAAACGAGTGCTGCAAGTGGCTACCCAAGTGGCTACCCAAGTTGCCGCCATGGAGCGCAGATGATCTCCATAAACATCGCCGCCCCAAGCCGCCGAGCTTGAAGGAGGAGGCGCTTGACCAACTTAAAAGTCTTGAAGTGGCTTTTTTAATCACACATGGTGGCAATGCGAAAACCGAGACCATCCGCCGCGCTCTTGAATCCCTGCCCTCTTAGTCAACATCTTTAATCACCATGACTGACTCTCGTTTATCCGTCGATCCTCCAGATAAGTCTTCTATCAGTTTCTACATGAGCCCGGCTTCCGAGGAAGTCATCCGAATCGACGCCAAAGGTTTCCACTACCGGGGCCAGTTCATTGACGATGCTGGTGAAGCGCACCGCCTGCTAGTGGAGTTTCTTCGCAAGCACCAGCCAGAAGGTCTCTGGAAACACGCTTCTTAGTCGACTCAACCAATGAAGTTCCCCGTTCAAATCAACATCAGCAAGGAAGAGGTAATGGTTCTCTACCCAGCTCACTTCTTTTTCGCCTTTGTGTGGCTAGTTTGTCTTGGCGTTTTCGTGTACGTTCTCATTTCACTGCTATGACTGAATCTTCGCCTGTTTATGGAGCCAATCGATGACTAGCGACACCCGCGCCCAACGCATCATCGACGAGTTCGAGGAGGCGGCCAGTTTTGACGAGGGGTACAGCGTCCGCCACGGCATCGCCGCTGTGCTACGCCACCTAGCCGACACTGATGCTCAGTATGGCGACATGGAATCGTTCTATGCCGTTCCAACCCGCACCCTTGAAGACCTAGCCGACGCGCTAGATGCTCCAACCTTGCTGGAACGCGCCATGAAAGGCGACGCCACCGCCGCAAAGCAATTCCTGTATGAAGCTGGCTTCACCGACAAGCAGGGCCAATGGCTACCGCAGTATCAACCCATCCCCGAGACCACCGATGAATGACATCACGCTCTACAAGCTTGATGCTGCATTCACCTCCCTTCAAAAGTTTGACTGTCTCGCCAAACCTGATGCCTTCATAGAAGTGGCTCTATGGCACAACGGCGATGGCTTTGATGCTCACTTGAGCAGCTGCGGCGAGCAAACATTCAAGCTGACGTGGGGGGAGTTCAAGGCACTCAAGAAACTCGTCAAGGAGCTGGACAAATGACTGACCAACTACTCCTAACCAACTTCTAACTTTCGCCAAATTAGAACTTCAATGCCCCTCATCGACCCTCACTTACGCGTCGAAGTCCTCAACCGCACCGAAGACCCGCAGACCCTCTGCTGGTGGGCCATGCACCAGGACTACTCCGAGCACTTCGTCTTCGACGAGGAGCCCCCGAGCGAATCCGAGGCCGGCGAAATCTGTGTCAAGCGTCTACTCGCTGGAGATCGAGGCCACTACGGCTGCTACTCGGCTGACACGCTTGTTATGACCTCCACCGGTTGGAAGGCTTGGCCAGCCATTACGACCGACGACCTTCTCCTGGCTGTAGACATTCAGACAGGCGCTGGACATTTTGAAGCGCCTAAATCCCTGCACGCTTACGCCGTCGAACCTGGGGATCACCTCTACGCCGCAGCCTCTCAACGGCTAAATCATCTCGTCACCCATGACCACCGCATGGTTGTCAGCTCACGCCGCAAAGACGGTACCTGGCAGGACTTCCGCTTTGAAAAAGCACGAGATGTCGTAGGGCGTCCTGTCCGCTACCGGGTGACAGCTGACCTGTCGTACTCAGACCGTCGTCTTCCTCTTGACCGTCCAAGCGGTGTGGACTTCCTCGATGCCTTGCGTATAGCCGGCTTCTACTTCGGTGACGGCGTGCGCAGCTCCAGCCATGAGCCAAGGTGCCTTCGCTTCCGCCTTAGGAAACAGCGCAAGATCGAGTACCTACAAGAGTTAAGTCCTTCAGTCGGAGTCTTGGAACCCAAGGCCAGCGATCGTTACACGCTGTACTGTGATTCTGTTGCCGCTTGGGTTGAGCGCCACTTCTCCACCGAGAACGGCAAGACTGTTCCATCTTGGCTTGTGCAATTACCTCGCCCAGAGCTTCTTGCTTTTCTTGAAGGGCTGCGCCAAAGTGACGGAACTAGGCACAAACCATCGACTGCGAACGGTGGCGAGAGCTGGGCCGTTGATTCAGTCGAAAAAGATGCGCTTGAGCGTGTTCAAGCTGCAGCTGTGCTCAATGGCATATCTGCATTGCTACTCCTTAACAACCACAACGAAGGCGTAGCGCATATCAAGCACCGCCCGTGTTGGCGGTTGTCCTTTAACTACGCACGTCCATTTGCGCGGTTTGAGGCCACTACTGGCCGCACACATGGAACAGAAGAAGCACAGCCCTATGAGGGCTTTGTCTACTGCGCCACCGTATCTACCGGCGCTTTACTTGTTTCTCGCAACGGTAAGCCTGTAGTGAGTGGCAACTGCCTCGAGCACCCCGCCATCACCTTCAACGTCGGCGGCTTCCCCCACTCAGTGATGCAGCAAGCCCGCACCCACCGCGTCGGCGTCAGCTTCGACGTCCAATCCGGCCGCTACACAGGCAGACGCATCCTTGATGTCTGCACGGGCGCGCGCGACGTCGAAGAAGTCTTCTACCTCCGCCCCGTCGGCACCTACCGAGACCGCCAGGGCAAGAAGTACGAGTACACCGAAGACCAGCGCATGATCCACCGGATCATCTGCGTCGACTCCGCCGGCCGCTACAAGCTCGCCCTCGAGGACGGCTTCAGCGAAGAGCACGCCCGGGACATCATCCCCTACGCAATCCGCCAGGACTTCGTGGTGTCCTTCAACCTGCGCTCGCTACTGCACTTCATGGATCTCCGCGCAAAGCGCGACGCCCAACTCGAGATCCAGGCGCTCTGCGATCTGATGTGGCCCCACTTAGAGCTGTGGGCCCCCGAGATCGCCGCCTGGTACGGCGCCTCGCGCCTCCACAAAGCCCGCCTTGCACCCTGAAACCAATGAAACGCGATCTACAGCCCGCTCCATACCTGCTAAACAAGTTCCCTGAGTTTGATAAAAACTTGGCAGAAAGAATAGTCGAGCGCCTAGAAGAGTATGATTATTCGACATTCGCGGAATTACAACAGAACCTGGACGATCTATGCGTCAAAAACGAAGACCTGGGATACGCGTGGTCTGTAGGTTATCCAAACGTTATTGTCTGGACTCATTTTACGCTCAAAGGGCTTTGCACCCTCGTCCACCTTAGAAAAACAGGTGTTATCGAGCTAGATCCTTGCCCTATTCTCTATTACAAGATGGATGGAAGGCTACTAACTTATCCATTAGTCGAAAGACCACCAAGCTGTGGCTACAAAAAGCCGCACTGGTTGCCGACAGTTGTGCACCTAAAGAAGTGAAAACTAGATGACTTAAACAACCCACCTCAGTACTCTCAGGCTCTCCATTTAACACATTTCACATGGCCCTCATCACCATCCGCTCCACTCCCGACGGCTACTACCACTGGGAGCTCCACGACGGCCCTGACGGCGCCTTCACCTACGCCGGCACCGCCCCCCTCCTCGAGCGCTGCTTCGAAGACATCCTCCGCGCCCAATGGGCCCTCGCCGAAAGCCTTACCTCGTGACCCCACACCCCTGCCCCGAGTGCGGCAGCCCTTCCACCTTTGTCCTCCGCACCGACAATCTCCGCAACGGCACCACCCGCCGCCGCCTCGCCTGTCGCTCCTGCACCCACCGCTGGACCCTCCTCGACGGACCCCTCCCTGATCGCCCCGCCTACCAACCCCGCGCCACCCCTTACAGCCCCCGCGGCCTCACCGAGCGCGACATTGTCTCCATCCTTCTCTCCACCGAGCCCGACCGCACCCTCGCCTCCCTCTACAACTGCAGCCGCCAATCCATCGTCAACATCCGCCTCGGCCGCACCTTCCCAACCATCCGCCCCGACATCCCCCGCCGCATCTCCGGTCGCGCTTACAGCGCCCCCGGCCCAACCTGCACCACCTGCTCCCATTGGAGCGGCACCTGCTGCACCTTCGGCTTCCCTGAAGCCGCAACCGACCACACCTTCGCCCGCGACTGCGACCTCTTCTTGGTCGCATAACGCCATAACACTATCGTCAATGATCCTCTCCGACACCGAGATCACCGCCCTCGCCACCGAGGCCGCCATGATCACCCCATTCATCTCCGCCCTGGTGCGCACCCGCCGCGACGAGCGCCGCGTCCTCAGCTACGGCCTCTCCAGCTACGGCTACGACCTGCGCCTCAGCCCCCGCGAGTTTTACACATTTCAGCCGCTGCGCGAGGGCAACACAGACCACCACGCCATCGTCGACCCGAAGGACTTCAACCCCGCACACCTCACCCCCACCCCACTCCACAACACCCCCGAGGGCGACTCCTATTTCATCCTCCCGGCCCACAGCTACGGCCTGGGCGTTGCCGTCGAGCACCTGGCTCTACCCGCCGACATCACCGCCCTCTTTATAGGTAAAAGCACCTACGCGCGCTGTTTTACTGGAGACACAAAGGTAAAGCTAGTCGATGGAGATTACAGCTTCCTCGATCTCATCAAACGAGAAGAGAATGGAGAGGAGCTGTGGGGCTATGGAGTTAAAGAAGGCAAGATTGGCATTCAGCGGCTTTACGCACCTCGCTTAATTGAGAACTCAGAAGTTGTAGAGGTTGTGCTTGACAACAACATTTCTATTCGCTGCACGGGCGACCATGCATTCCTCATGAGAGACGGCACTCGCAAACAAGCGCAAAATCTTTTACCGGACGATTCGCTCCACGCTATCTATGACTGCCATAGCCATGGCTACTCGGCTATTTATGATCCTGTGTATGCCTCAACGCTGCCTACAAAGGACAGGACTGCTTCGATGCAGCCTGTTCATAGAATGGTCGCGACCAAGGTGTACGGCAGTAGCGGTTTACACGTCCACCACAAGGATGGCAATAGGAGCAACAACCATCCCAACAACCTAGAGCTAATGAGCGCAGCGGAGCACGCCGTGCTGCACAACCAAGAGCATCAGCATCACCTTCGTGGCGGTACTAGGTTTGCGGAGTTATATAGAGAAGACGCAGGATTTAGGGCGCACATTAGCGCTCGACTCCACAGCGAGGAGTCGAAGCGGAAGGCTGCCATGAATACTCGATGGTGGAAGGAGTCTGACGAAAACAAGCTACGCCTAGCAGAGGCACGCAACAAGCGATGGGCACAGCTTGGTGCTAAGGAGAAGCAGGCGGCGGTAATGGCGCGCATCCGTACACGCCAAGACGTGACTGAGGAGACCGTTACGCAGGCTTTGCTCCAGACAGGGACGATCAGGGGAGCCGCCAAGCTCCTCAATGTGGACCGCACCGCCTTCCGGCGCATGCCTCACATCATCCAATCCTTCAAGGAGGGCAAGCTACGGGCAAACCACAAGGTCCGGGAGGTACGCCCTGTTGAGGGGGTCCATCCCACGTACTGCTTAACCGCCGAGACCGGAAACTTCGCGCTTGCTGCCGGGGTCTTTGTCAACAACTGTGGCGTCATCGCCAACACCACCCCCGGCGAAGCCGGCTGGCATGGCCACCTCACCCTCGAGTTCAGCAACAGCTCCAGCTCTCCCTGTCGCATTTACACAAACGAGGGCATCGTCCAAGCCCTGTTCTTCCGCGGCGCTCCATGCGCTACCTGCTACCAAACCCGCGCTGGCAAGTACCAAGACCAACCCGAGCGCGTCATCACCGCTCGCATCTGACAACTTCAAACCAGCCGGTAGTCTCTACCTATAATCTGAACATATCGGAACAGAACAGCAGCGGTGGCCAATCGCGTTTACGGCTCTGACGGTCTCAACGAGCGGCAACGCGTTGCTGCCACCCTGCTAGCCCGCGGAACAACCATCCGCGAAACTGCCCGCAAAATCGGCGTCAGCGAAAAGTCCGTCTACACCTGGCGCCAGCGCCCCGCTGTGCAACAAGCCATCGCCCGAATCCAGCAGGAGCTCCTCTCCGAGACCGGTGGCATGAACATCAGCACGATCCCTGCCGCCATCAACGTCCTCGACAGCATCATCAACGACGAGGATGCCCGCGCTTCCGACCGCATCGCCGCCGCCCGCACCCTGATGAGCGGTGCCCAGGCCTATCAGGAACGCCGCATCCTCGAACGCCAGATTGCCGACCTGGAGCGTCAGCTCCTGCGCCTCACGACCACCCACGACGCGGCCGCTGACGCTCTCTCCGCCGCTCCCGACCCCGAGGACGACGACCTGCTGCTCCCATCCGCTGACCCCGCGGACTTTGACAGCTGATGCCTTCCGTATCCACCCTCCGCAAACGCGTCGAGCGCCTCCAAACAGAGCTAGCCCGCCGCCAAGCCCGCGCCGCCCTTTACGAGGCCGGAACCGCTTCCACTCTCCCCGTAGTTGGTGAGTGGCCGTTGTTCGCACGACGCACCTGGATTCGCACCAGCGGAACGGTCGCTCCTTTTGACCCCTACGCCTATCAGATCGACCTGATTCGCTCCATCAACGAGCACCCCAACACCCTCGTCAACAAGTCCCGCCAGACCGGCGTCTCCGAGACCGTCTGCAACTACCTCCTCTGCCGCGCCCTCACCGAGCGCGGCTTCGCCGCTGTGGTGTTCAGCAAGACGCAGCAGGACGCCTCCGAGCTCGGTCGCCGCGTGCGCGCCATGGCCAACAGCCTCCGCGGCGAGACCGTCCGCTACCTGACTGACAGCAACACCCAGCTCGCCTTTGAGGGGCGTGGCACGCTGTACTTCCTTCCGGCCTCACCCCGCGCTGCCCGGGGCATCCCCAGCTGCTCCGTCCTGTTCATGGACGAAGCCGCCTTCCTCGAGGGCGCCGCCGAGATCTACCGCGGCGCTATGCCCACGCTCTCCATGGTGGGCGACGCGGCCAAGGTCATCGTGGTCTCCACCCCAGACACCGAGCTCGACTGGTTCGGCCAGCTCTGGCACTCCGACGAAGGCGCCTGGAACAAGGTCGCCATCCACTACTCCCAGCACCCCATCTACGGCGCTGACCCCAACTGGGCCCGCCGCACCCGCGAGTCGCGCCGCATGACGCTCGCGGCATGGAACTCCGAGTACGAGCTGCAGTTTGGTGCCACTGACACCCAGATCTATCCCAACGATCTGATCAGTCGCGCCTCCCGTGGCCATTGGCGCGAATGTGGCTCTATCAACCGCAGTTACGTCATCGGCATCGACCCCAACGGCGGCGGCAACGACTACTTCGTAGCAATGGTGCTTGACATCACTACTACGCCCTACGAAGTCGTAGGTATGTACCGCGAAAACGGCAAAAGTACAGATTACAGCTTGAAACATGTAAAAACCTTAATCGAAGACTACATGCCACAACGCGTAATTGTGGAGAAACAAGCGATGGGCTCCGTCATCGCTGAAGCACTGCAGCATGTACTGCCAAACTACGCCATTGAAACGTTCAGTACCAGTCGGCCATCTAAGAACGTAGCCACAGACAGGATTCTCTACCTGCTCGAGCGCGACGAGCTCGTATTCCCGGCGGGCATCATCGCCGACGAACTCCGCGCCTTTCAACAGCAGGAAAGCGGTGCACGCCAAGCCGTAAGCGGCGCCCACGACGACACTGTCATGGCCCTTGCGTTTGCCTGTTCACTTATCCCAGAGACGCCAGCTACTGCCAGTTTCTTTGACAACATCTAGTACCTTCCGCTACGGTGCGTTCACCGAGAGCGTCAGCAGAGGCACGCCTCGAAGACGACTCAGGCGGCTGCCCACCCTTGAGTCGCCTCATTGACCCAGAGTTGAATTGCGTCTTCTCTATGCGGAGACCACCAGCTCTGTTGTCTGAACCAATGCTGCCAATCCATCTCACTGCCTTTAGCCCGGTTGCAGGGAGCGCAGCAGCAAACCAGGTTTGAACGGTCACTCCGCCCTCCGCGACACCGAGGCCGTACGTGATCCAGCGTGTCCCCCGGCTGCCCGCAGTAAGCACAAAGGGATCCCCAGCTACTGAGGATCCCTTCGCGAAACTGCTGTTTGGCTTGCCGCTTGGTCAGGAGACGTGATCCATCAATCCGATGGTCAACCATGCCCTGGTAAGTGGCTGCCCCAGGCTAGCGATTGGCCCGCCTGTCAACTCCTGCACAGATACGTTACAAAATACAGAAATCAGTTACCAGATACAGCTATACGTTACCAGATACACGTGCATCTGGTAACTGATCTCTATGAGCTCTCGCTATAAACCGCTACGCTTGCACCAGCTCTCCCCGAGCCTGCTTGCGCTATGGCTTCCGCACCCTCAGATAAATTCCGGAATGATGGTGCATTAGTTAATGCGCTAACAGGTCTAGGTGTTCCTGCAAAAGATAAAACAACAGCCACAAGTGTCAGCTTCCAGACTCTGCTGACCGAAGCTGAACTCGAGTCTCTCTATACCAACGGCATCCCGCGTCGCTACGTCGACGCCATCAGCGACGAGATCCTCCGCCATCAACCCACCATCACCCTGGGTGGTGACGCCGCCTCTGACAACGCCGACCTCCTCACGAACTTCAACCAGTTCCTCCAGGCCAGCCAATTCCACTTCGCCCTCTCTGAGGTCATCAAGCTGCAGCGCCTCTATGGCGGCGCCGGCTTGGTGCTGCTGATCGACGATGGCGCCCAGCCTGACGCACCTGTCGAGCTCAACCGCATTCGCGCCATCCGCGGCTTCATCCCGCTCTCGCGCCATGAGTTGATCCCCGAGGACTTCTCCATCACCGACTACTCCCGTCCTTCGCACTACCGGATCACCACCAGTCAGCGCATCACCCCGGAACAGAACAGCGGCTACGTCAACATCCGCGTCCACCACACCCGCGTAGCTCGTTTCGACGGCCTCTACCTTCCCTGGAACCTCCGCTCCCGCAACACCGGATGGGGCCAGTCCGTCCTGCAGCTCATCTGGAACGCCTTCAAGCGCTACGAGACCGCGATGTCCGGCCTCGAGTCGATGACATCCGATTCAGACGTCTTCGTTCACAAGATCCCCGGACTGTTCAACCGCATCGCCGCCGGCAACGAGTCCGACCTGCGCAAGCGCCTTGAAGCCAACAATCTCAGCCGCAGCGTCTACGGCGGGATGGTTGTGGACGTCGAAGAAGACATCAGCTTCATCAACCGTGCGCTGAGCAACATCGCCACCGCGACCGACCCCTTCATCAAGGATCTGCAAGCCGCCACCGGCTGGCCCGCTTCCATCCTCATGGGTGACTCTCCTGGCGGTCTCGGTAAGGAAGGCCGCTTCGAAGAACGTGTCTGGTCGTCCCTCGTTGAGCAGTGGCAAGAGGTCTACTGCCGCACCCCAATCACCGAGGTCTTCACCTACATCTTCGCCTCACGCGAAGGACCAACCCGCGGTCGCATCCCCGAGTCCTGGTCGGTGATGTTCCCCTCGGTCTTCACCCAGACCGAGAAAGAGAAGGCGGAGCTCCACCAACTCAAAGCCGCTTCAGACGCTCAGTACATCCAGCTCGGCGTTCTGAACCCCCTGGAAGTCCGCGAGTCCCGCTTCGGCGGCACCACGTACTCACTTGACACAAAACTCAACGAAGCCGTCACCCAGCAGCTCATCGCCAGCACGGACGCCCAGTTCCAATCCCAGATGGCGGGCTACGACGCTCAACTGCAGGCCGCCACGCAACCCCCGGCGCTCCCCGAGGGTGAGGCCGCACCCACCGAGGAGGAAACTGCCGCCGAAGGCGGCGCTGTGCTGCCTCCCGCCGAAGGCGGCCGCGGCGACGCTCTCTACGCCGACGCCGAAGGCCTGCGTATCGCCGTCACCCACCGCCGCGGCGACATCGTCGCTGGCCCGCTCGTCGGACCCGACGGCCAGCGCATCGACAGCAGCGCTGCAGCCCCTGTGCTGATCCTGGGCCCACACCGCACGCGCACCCGCAAGCTCTACCGAGCTCGTTTTGCCCTCGACAGCGCCATCACCGATGGCCCTTACACCACCGGCTTCAATTCACTCCGCGCCGCCAAAGTTGCTGTCCAGCACTTCTTCCCCGGTCAGAATGTGGCAGGGCTTTCACCAGTGCCCGACGCCGAGGCTGACGCCTTCCGCGCCTACAACGAGGGGTACTGACCAGTGACGCCACGCAACACCACTCCCGAAGGATTCCGCACCGCGGCCTACCTGGCCACAAAGGCCCGCCTCGACGCCGCAGCTCGCAGCCGCACCGGCAAAACAGCCCGCGCTGTTGACTGCAACCCACCCAACGTGAAGTGCGGTGGCCGCTGCATCCCGCCCAACTGGGACTGTCGATTGAAGGGCCAGGGTGCTGATCCCCACCTGCGCGCTGTCCGCACTGACCCCGTCAGTGGCCTGGCCAACGTGGAACGGGGTGTCAAACGCCTCGGCAAAGGAATCAGCAAAGGCAGCTTCTCCGAGATCGAGGGTGGCAAGCGCGCCATCGTCCGCGGCATCGTCAAAGCCGTACCGGGCGACCTGCAGCGCAAGCAGGCGCTCCAAGCTCAACTCGAGCGCCGGGCCGGCGGCATCGCCCTCGGCCTGAGCATCGTGGGCTTTGGCTTGTTCAGCCACAGCCAGCTCAAGCGCGCCCCCTTCTACCGCGACGGTGTCGGCCGCCAGATCGACGACGCCGTAGCCGCTGGCATCAACCGCGTCCTGGATGTGACTCCCGGTATCCGCGGAGCTCGCGCTGAACGCCGGGCAGCCGGTGCAGCCGCTGCCGGGGCTGCCGCAGCCCGCGCCGCCGGCGAAGCCGCCACGGGTCCTACAGCCCTCAAGGAGGAGCTGCTTCGCACCCCCACCCAGCTCGAGCTCCGCGCCACCGACTACGGCAACGCCAAGGTGCTGTTCAATCGTGTCAGCGCTGTCGACGTAGATGCCGACAGTCGTGGCGCCAACGCAGAAACCTGGCGGCAGCAAAGCCTCGAAGCTTTCTGGAGCACTAAGCGCACCAACGCTGCCGGAGCTGGTGATGGAAGCACTTTCTCCGAGTCCGCCACCCACGAGTACCTGTCGCGGCAGTTCGGCTTCCGCCTGGGCGCTGGCGCTACTGACACTGATGTCCGCCGCGCCCTTACCGGTGCGTTGAACCGCGAAGCGGCCAGCCTGCAGGCCCTCGCCCGGCAGCAAGGCGTCAACATCAAGGACACCGAGGCCCGCAGCCGCTTCCTCAACGGCTTAGTAGGCCCCAGTACCGAAAACTTCCCCGAGAACGTCCGCGAACGCGCTGTCGGCAAACTCAACCAGATCCTTGGCGACGCACCCAGTACGCGCGCGGCAGCGGTCAGCCGCACCGAGCTCGCCCAAAGCTTCTACCGCGAGACCCGCGACGGTTTCGATGAGTACTTCCGCCACATTGCCGACGAAGTGCGCCAGACCCCGGGCGTCGCCATGCCCACCGAGCAGCGCCAAAAAGGCTACAGCGACTTGCTCAACAGCGCCCGCATCGGTCACTCCCGATACCTCGCTCGGCTCCTTGTAAAGCCCGATAACGTCACCAGCCGCATCGGGCAAGGCCTAAGTGACGCCATCTCCAAGGAGTACTTCGCTCGCAAGGTGAAAAAGAGCAGCACCTTCAGCCTTTCGGATCGGGAAGTGCGCACCGCTGCCTCCGAGCTCGCCGGTCGTGACATCACTGGCCTCGCTGACGCCACCCGCTACCTGCAGCAGAACGGCTTCGAGCGCCTCGTAGCGGTGCGCGCCGCAGGTCAGCCTGCCCCCGGCACCCGCGCTGCAGCTGCGGCTACCCCACCCCGAGGACGCCGCAGCCCCCAAGCGCAGATCACCGACCTCGCCCGCTCCCTTCGCGAAGCCGCCCAGCGCCGCGGTGAGGACATGAGCCTCGAGGCCTCCTACCGCGCCGCCCGCTCCGAGATCTCCCGCCGCCAACGCGGTGACGCGCTGCCCCCTGGGCTGATCCATGCCGCCACTTATCTGGCTGTCCGGGAGGACCTGCAGGGTAAGCCCTGTGGCGCTTCACACATCCCGAAGGCACATGAGTGCCGTAAGGGAGCAGGATCAGTCAGCCAAGAAAAGCAACCCCCCGAGAGCGGCCCGAGCACGGACATCAAACGCAAGGCAGCCCTTGCCGCTGCCGTTGTTGGAGGTGCTTTAGCTATGGGTGCAGCCGGCAGCGTTGCCTACAACATCAAGACACTCCGCGACCCAACCAAGTCACCGCTTGACCCAAGCCCCAGCATTAAGGACCTCGTCAAGTCCATGAAGCAAGAAGCCGGCACCAAAAGTGCCAGCGAAGCCATGGGGCACTACTACACCAAAAAGTCCGGGCTCAAACCCGGGGATGTGGTCTATTTCCGTCACGAGAAAGACCCCGTAGCCCACTTCGGCATCTACCTCGGTGAAGGCAAGGACGGCATCGTCCGCGCCGTCTTTGCCAATACCCACGAGTCCCGCTTCAGCTGGACAGACGTTGCCGAGATCGGTGCCACCAAGCCCGGCATCAAGACCTCCATGGCTTTGATGACTCCCCTGGTCAAGGCACCCGACCCAAAATTCAAGCAATCCGCCAGCTCGTTCTCCAATGAAGATGTCGTGCGCCGGGCTATCCGTATTGCCAACACCGACTACAAGTTCTCCCTGACCAGGGACAACTGTGAAACCCTCGCCAACGGCATCGCCTACGGCGTCCCCGAGTCTGAACAACTCCAGCGCTTTCGCCGCGCCACCCGCGTTTTTGTGGACGTGGTTGTTTCCCGCGGACAACGCCGCGAAGCTCGAGAAGCCATCTACCAAGGCCGCGCCCGGGGCCGTAGCTACACCGCCCGCGAGTTCGTCACCTTCCTGGAGGGTCAACGCGAATTCAGCTCTCCTGCAGGCAAGGAGTTGGCCAAGCAGTACGCCCAGTACTTCCAGAACTCCCGCCTCGACGCGGAGGCGGCAACCAACGGCCTCATCAGCCCCGATGAGCTCTGGTCTCGCATCAAGTCGTACGGCCCTGCCCTCAAGGCCCGAGCCATGGCCGACTACCTCTTAATCCAACGCTCACTCCTCGAGCTCGATGGACCTGCTTGAGCGCTACAACGCCGCCCTGCGTCGCTCCGAGGACGTCTCCATCGCCCAGCTCAACCGCATTCTCGACAGCAGCTTCAACCGCCTGATCCGCCGCACCCGCATCCAGCTGCGCAGCGGTGCCCCGGCAGCCGACCGCAACGTCTCCCTCCTCCAGGAGTTCCGCCAGCTCATCCCCGCGTTTCGCCCCGATCGCACCGACGGCTACGACCGTGTCCTACGCAGCCTGCTTCGCGGCTCCGAGCGCAAAGGCACCACTGTCGCCCGAGAACTTCTGACCGACATCGCCCCCGAGCGCCGGCGCATCGACGTCTCGATCCCGATCGAAGCCACCGTGGCCGCCGCAGCTCAGGCCCGCGGCTACCTCCGCCGCCACGGTGAAGCCTTCGCCACCACTGCCACCGAGCTCGTTGCCCAAGGCATCGCTGAAGGCCGCCCCACAGATGCCATCACCAACGACCTGCGCCTTCGCCTTGGTGTTGTGAAATCGAGGGCGGACGTGATCGCCCGCACGGAATCACTTCGTGCCTACAACGCCGCCAGCAATCAGTACTACGCAGCGAACGGCATCGATCTCGTGATGTGGTACGCCACCAGCGACGATCGAACCTGCCCCATCTGCAATGCCCGGGCGGGCCGCATTTACAAGCGTGCTAGTACAAACGCACCGGCGCACCCGCGCTGCCGCTGCTACCTCGCCCCCTGGGACACCGAGATTGCTGCGATGGACCCCGAGTACGCATCCCTACCCCGCCGCCACCGCGAAGAAGTCTCCCGGGTGGCAACGGTCGGCCCCGCTGACCTCAACAAAGCCGCAGTCTTCGAGCAATTCGCCCCGCAGCCGTTCGACTGATCAGCCCAGGAAGCCGGGCCGCCTCTTGGCTTTATCGAGAGCGACATTCGCACCAGTACCCGCCACGCCAGATGGAAAGAACAACGCAGCTGTAGTCATCCACCGATCAAGACACGCATTAGCATTACCTCTGTTCAGCAGGTTAGGTAGCTCACAGGAACCCACAAAGAATGTGGCGAATACAAGCTGTCCAATTAGCAATCCAGAAGTTGCGCCACTCCCAGCTACCAGTCGAAGCAAGTTCATGGTGTAGCTCCACAGTTGCTTTCAGCCTATCGGTCCCTATAGCACAGAGCAGCTACGCTGTGTGAAGCAATACCCGGGGCTCTAAGCCATGCCCGCCACCTCCCGTCGCTCCAAATCTGAGGCCTACGAAAAAGGTGTACGCGAAGGTCAGGCCATGGCTGCCCGCGCCCGCAACATGAAGTCCTCAGATCCCGAAGAAGAGGAAGAAGAGGAAGAGGAGGAAATGGACATGGCCATGGGTAGCCACAGCCGCAAGCGCAGCGCCAAAGGGGTCAAGCACACCAAGCCCGCCACAGACGGCTATGGCATGAAGAAGCCCATGGACGCCGAGTGCGGCTGCAGCGACAAGAAGGGCGGCAAGTGCGACGGCAACTGCGGCTCCATGCGCAAGCGCGGCGACTCGCTCAGCCCGCTCGAGTACCTCGACGCCTGCGAGCTCGGCATCCAGGACCGCAGCACCACCTACATCCGAGCCCGCCTAGACGCTGCAGCACGTTTTGACCTCAAGTGCGGCAAAGGTTCCATCTCCGAGGGCGAAAAGTGCACCAAGGGACCTGCCACAAAAGCAGAACCCCCGCAGTACAAACGCGGCACCGTCACCCCTAACACCAAAGCCGCCCAACGCCTTCGCACCGCTGCAAATGTCGCAGCGGCAGCCGGCGCCCTCGCACCTCTCGCTGGTCTGGCCTCGGGTAGTAGCTCCGGCATGGTCGCCGGTTTCGGTGCTGCCGCCACTGCATTCAAAGCTGCCGGCGCCCTCAACACCTTCGCCAAAGCACAAGAAACCAGCAGCGCAGCAGGCAAAGCTCGCTTAAAGAAGGAGGCCACCTACCGCGCGCTCAGCGCAGGCGGTAGCGCCATTGGTAGCGCCGTCGGCGCCGCCTCCATGGCCCGTACAGCTCGCCGCTCCACGCAGCGCGCCTCCTTGGAGCGCATGTATCGCGGCCCCTCCGCCAAGCGCCCCCCGGGTCTGGACTCCGAAGCAGCTGACGCAGAGTCCCGCATGGACCCCCGTGGCACCAAAGTCGCCGCCATGGAAGCCGAGCTCGCCAAGCAAGCCGCAGCCCGCGGCCTCAAAGGCGCCCGCGCCGAGGCCTACATCTACGGCACCCTCAACAAGATGGGCTACAAGCAGGGCAGCAAGACCACCCGCAAGGGTGCTGCCAAAGCCAAGCGCAGCGACTCCATCTGGGCCACCGGCTTCGAGCCATGAACCTCACTCCCACAACAGTACGCCTCGACCTCAAGTGTGGTAAAGGTGCTATCTCCGAGGGCGAAAAATGCACCAAGGGACCTGCCAATAGAGTTCAATCTAAGCGTTCTAAAATCTCAGAAGCTAAAAGTAAAAAAGCACAGAGAAACTTACGTAGAGCGTCTATGGTTGGCTTAGCTGCGCTCACACTAGGCACAGGTATTGCTCTAGGTATCCGCTCAGAGCGTAGGCGTAGGGGTAGGCGAGAATTTGGCGAATTAGCTGAGCGTGCAAGGGCAAGAGCTGCAGCCGCAGCGCAGCGAATTTCCACGATAGAACGCCAGCAACGAGAAGCTGCTAGGTCTGTTGAGAACACCTCGGACTTCATGCGTGGTTACGGCTCTACTACTAGACGTACTACAACAGCTAGTACTCCCTCATCTAGAGGGGAATACTCACCACCTGAAGGCTCAACGGAATGGAAGGTCTCACAGGCTTTTAAAGCTAGAATTAAACGTAATACCAGCCCACGTAAAAACACCAATCCAGACATATCCGCTGCTTGGACTAAAAAGCCTATAAAGACATCGTCAGCACCTTCCAAAGGTGATCCCGTCGTGTCTGCAGCGTTTAAGTCTTACCACGACTCTATCTGGGCGGAGGGTTTTGAACCATGAACCTCACTCCCGCCACGCTCCGACTTGACGCCAAAGGCCGCCCCTGCGGTCAGAGCCACATTGCCGCTGACAAGACCTGCCGGCAGAAAGGCTCCTTCCCCACCCGCAAGGCCATCGCCGCGGGTCTCGGTGTCGCCGCACTCGGAGCAGGGGCCTACGCCATGTCCCGTCGGGGATCCACGAGCACGGGCACGTTCTCGACTCCCTCTGGTCCCCCTCGGTTACCAGGCTCTGGTCCCGCTCCTGCATCACCTCGTTTCCCCGGTCTGACCCCTCGCGCCCTCCTTGCGCCTGCCCCCACGCGCAAGTCCAAGACTCAGCGCATGCGCGCCAACACCGCAGCTGCGGTGAAGAACGCCGAAGGCCGCATCGCTCAGACCGCCAGCGAAGAAGTTCGTCGCATCGCCCAGATCGGCAACACCATGGCCGCCGCCGGCGAAGCCACGGGCATGGCCACGAAACTCACGGCACGTAACTTGCGTCTCCGCGTCGAAGCAGCGCGCCGCAAATACGAGCCCGGATACCGCCGCCCCGACCAAAAGCGTCTTCCCGAGGGCGTCCAAGCGCAATTACCTCAGAGCACTGCGCCAAGAACACGCGAAGCCATACCCTTCGACCCCCGCACCGGCCAGCCCAGCCGGCGCAAAGCCCAGGGCTTCGGCCGTACCGACAACTACATCCAGCACTACGCACCGGTCCAACTCCAACCACCCACCCGTCGTGATGCCTGCTGGGAGGGCTACGAGCAGGTGGGCATGAAGCCCAAGGGCAAGCGCCAGGTTCCCGACTGCGTGCCCATTTCGCGGAAGCAGAACGACACCGAGGACGGCAAGAAGTACACCAAAGTCGTCACCAACCCCGAGACCGGCCGTAAAAACAAGGTCCGCTACGGCGCCAAGGGCTACACCATCGCCCCGGGGACCGAGAAAGGCGATCGCTACTGCGCCCGCAGCTTCGGAGACATGAAGTCCGAGGGCTACAACTGTGCCGGCGCCGAGCGGAACACCCCGCTCTGCCTCTCCCGCGCCAAATGGCGCTGCTCCGGTAAGACCAGCCGTCGCTCGTAGCCTGATAGCAACACCGCTATCTACCCATGGGCCAACGCATTGTCAACAGCGACCGCTACGAGCTCGTATATGTACGTGGTGATGAACAATACCCACTACCTTTAGTTACAAGCACTGGCACTAGCGGCGACGCTTTTGGTCGTCTCCGCACCAGCTCCCCATTTACCATCTTCGATAGCCAGCATCGCTATCAAGAGAACGACAAATGGGACACCGCACTAAACGGTGGCGGCTCTAAAACGTACAGCGCCAACGAAAGTGCTGTAAATCTCACGGTTCCCACCACATCTGGCGCTTACGTCTATCGCGAAACAAAGCGCGTCTTCCCCTACCAGCCTGGAAAATCCATGTTGGTAATGTGCTCCTTTGTCTTCGCCACTCCTCAAGTCAATCTGCGTCAGCGCGTCGGCTATTTCGGCACACAA